TTGGTAGATGTATCTGTTTGAGTCTCAGTATTGGTAGATGTATCTGTTTGAGTCTCAGTATTGGTAGATGTATCTGTTTGAGTCTCAGTATTGGTAGATGTATCTGTTTCTGTCTCAGTGTTGGTTTTAACTACAGTTTTTTTTTCCGTCTCAGTTATCGTTGGAGTGTGACCCTCGTGACACTCATGAGTTTTTGTTGGAGTATAAAATACTGTTTCTGTTTGAGTTTTTGTATAACATTTATATTCTTCAGTTTCGCATCCATGTTTGTTATTTAAACAAGAAGCTTTTCCTGAAAAACCTTCTTCAAGAACTTGTCTAGGTAAAGATTTATATATATTATAATATTGAACAAACTCTTTTATTTTTACGTCAGCTTCTGCAGATATGCTTTTATAAGCTTGAGCTGCTTGAATTTTTTGTTGAGGCGTTGAAATTAATGACTGTCTTTTTATCTGAGAATCTCCTTCTCTCAGTTCAATCCAATCAGACATTGAAAAAGATGATTCGCCAGTACTGACATCGCTTTCTGTAACATTCTTAAGTACAGCTTGACTTTTTCGCTTATAATATTCTTTTAAATATAACTGAATAAATATAGCTATTTCTTCTGGACCTAACCTAGGACAAACATCAAGGTTTTCAGTAACCCGATATTCTGAATGTATTAATATATTAAGCTGGCCTATATTCGTCTCAAGCCAAGCAGAAATAGAGTTGATTAAGTTTTTTCCACCATCTTTAGATGAATCGTCATAAAACTCTGTAGAATATATTTTTCGAGCGATATCATGAATTTGACTCATCTCATAATTAAGTTTAACTTAAGTTAAAAAGTTTTTTTTGCTCTTTAGATAATTTTGATTCATCTAGAATTGGCGCAGAACTAGAAAAAACCCTACCTTTGCCAGAGAATTTTTCTTTCTTAAACTCTTTTTTTAATTTATTTTTTAACGTTGTTCTGTTCCCAGAAGGGAAAACGCCAGCTCCTACAGCTAAGGATTGAAGCTCTGGTAAAGACATTGATGCTATTTTTTCATCAAACTCTTCTTCACTTGAGCTTTTAAATTTTTCATATGTGCCTGGTGTGCGCATAAGATCTTCTAAACTCCTCACCCCATTAATTGAGTTACTGTTTTCATGGCTTTTGCCATCAATGTATTTTAATTCTTTTTTTGTATTGGCTTTTCTTTTTTTCATGAAATATTGTATTTGGTTACACTTTTATAATAAATCTGTGAATAAAAAAATCCACCCCGAAGGGTGGATTTTTAAAATAGCCAGTACTTTTTGTAAGTATTAAACTACAATACCAGTAAGAGCTCTAGAGTCAAGAACCATTCTTCCTTCCTCAATAGATCCGTAATATCCGATCTTTTGTTGGCGAACGGTGTATTGATCATCAGCAGCAAGTCTGAGTTCTTGACCTGTTTCAGAGTCAAGAGCTACAGCTCTCATTAATGATTCTCTAGATCTATCAATACCAATAATAATTTGATCAGTAGCACTCGCAAATGCTGAGCCTCCATGACCAAAGTTTTTACTAGCTGCAGTAGCTACTGTAGCAAAAACATCATTGAATTTCTGACCATCACCAAGTTCATTCAACTCAGTAAAGGAAACTCCATAAAGCTCAGATGCCCCAGCATTAGAATATAACTGGTTACGCATCTGCTCAGTTGCAGGAATAACACCTGCGCCAGTACTTGAAACTGTTCCAGCTGTTACTGGATCTGTTGCTGTTCCACCTCTAGCATCAGCAGTCTGAGGGCTAACTGTTAATGTAGTATCAAGACCACGAGTATTGATGGGGTTGTAAGCCATAGCACGAATTTCACCCATAATTTCAGGAGAAATAAGTAAGTCTGTAACTCCACGATTTTGAGTTACTGGAGTACCCTTATTCCAAGCTGTATTAATGCGCTTTGCATGAGTAATCAAACGATTTACATCAGCGAGCAAGAATTGGTCGGCATTTACAGATTGAATAACATGATCTTTTTTATTTGAAGATCCACCTGAAGAAAACTCAGATTGAGCATTAGCTAAAACTCCTAAGATTAAGTTGGCAGATGTTACTTCCTGTTTAAGCATCAATTCTTGAGCTAAACGAGAAAATGTCTTGCTAACTACATCTAGACGAGAGCGAGCAGCATATCTGCGATCAAAATCCAAAGCGGTTTCCAACCTATAGGTTGTGAATTTCAATTCACTATGTGTTGGAGCAATGTTGTTTGAAGGCAATCCACCAGGAGTATTTTGAGTATAAATCTCAATATAATCTTCATCTGTAATGTCATGGTAAAGATCCAATGGAATAGAAGGGTTATCATCCTCATTAAAAGAGAAACTATTAAACATGTTACTCAAAGAAGGTGCGTTGTTTATAACTTCAGCCAATACTGGGGAAATAAATTCAGCAGCAGCAGCTTGAGCTTCTTGAGCGACATTTCTGTTCTTTGAAGCCATAGCTTTAATAAGCTCGACTTGTTCTTGTGTTCTTGTTAAAGTAATATTCATTATTGTTATCTTTCTTTTTGATTATCCAATTTTAACTAAAGCAACATTCTTGCCTGCATTCTTTCCTGTTGCAAGCACTCTGCCAACTACAGCTTTACCAGCAGCAGCAATTCCAAGTTTTCCATCAGCAGCGGCCTGCAAATTAGCTCCTGGTACAATAGCTGAAGCGCCACCTAACTCTGTTGCATCAACAATTCCAGCTCCACTAGCAGCTAGTCCAACTGTTATTGTGAAAAATCCACGAGTCGCTACAGGCACAGTTTCTCCAGGGAGAACGGCTTGAAACTCATCTTTCTTTACTGGGTAATAAAGAAGCTTTTCATCATTTTCATCCCATGCCATTGTAGCACGCAATGTAATTCCTAAAATTTGGGCGTCAGCCGCAGCTACAGTAACATCATGAGCTGCAGTTGGATAAAAACTTCCTTGCTTTAATGCGTATTCCCCTTGATTGCTTCCGCCGATTTTACCAAGGTAATCATCATATGTGCGGGTAGGCTCGTCACCTCCAAGGGTTAGTTTAGTACTGCTGTTATTTACTACAGCTGTTCCACTCCAGTTACCTCCTTTTGAGAAAGTTATGTCATCAGGACTTAAAGCTGTATATTTTGAACCTTTAAGTGAAGACACATCTAAGTTAAAAAGACCGATAACGTCATTTTCATCATATTGTCTAAATGGTAATAATTTATGCATGATTTTGTTTTGTTAAATGTTAAAATGTTATTGTTAAATTTTCTTTAGCGAATGCTGTTGAAAATTTTTCTCTTAAAGATTGTGGCTCTTCTGAAGATTCAGTGTTGTTATTTGGAATAACTTCTTCTTCTTCTTTAGCGCTAGCCAAAGCTTCTTCCACATCAACTTCATCCTCAGATTCTTCTGAAGAAGCTTCGCTCTCTCCTGAGATACGTTTTTTAACTTCTTCTTCCAATCTTTTTTGAAATTCTTTTTCTTTTGCTTCAATGTACTCTTTATTTTTATGAGCCCACATTATAGAAATTTTTTCTTTATACTCATCAAACGAAGAATCTTCGATATCGAGAGATCCAACTTCTTTAGCTAAAAGCTCTCTATCTGAATCAGAAAGGTCATAATTCGCTTCAATTTCTTCCATTCTGGAATTGAATGCTGAATCCTTTTTCGTTTCTAAAATTTCATTCTTTAGAGACTCAACACTAGCTTCAGAGTTTTCAAGCTGAGTTTTAAGCTCTTCGATATCTTTTTTCATCCGAGCTTCCGCTTCATCAAGGCTTTTCTTTTGATTCGCAAGATCGGATAATTCTTGTTCATATTGCTCACTTTTGGATTTAATTGCATCTCCAATTACTCTTCCAATGTTAGCAACAGCCTCTTGAGAAAAGTTATGCTCAGGCATCTTTTCTTCAAGCAAAGCTTTAAAATCTTCCATTAATTCTTTTTTTTCCATAGTTGTAGAAATTATATTTATAGACTCTGTTACATTATTTTTTTCGCTTTGTGAAATTTTTTTTAATTTTTTTTTATCAGAAGCTTTTTCCTGGTGTAGGTCTTTATCTTGATTTTCATTCTCCTCCGCCAAGATTACACCCTTCACATCTGCAGCTGGATTAGTTGTGAATCCGATTCCTAAAGGATAAACTTCTCCAACAACTAACCTGTAAACAGGAGTTCCATCTTCCATCTTTCCTTCTCCTTCAAAAGAAGTTAGGAATTCTGATAACTCAGATATTACTTTTGGGTCTTCAACAATTTCAGCTTCTTTGAGGTTTTCACTACCAACAGCAATTACATAATCATTAAAACCAAGTTCCCAACTCGCAGAAACACTCATGTATAACTCATCTTGAGGATCTATTGATTTTTTAACTATGTCGCCAAAATCTTGATGAGTATGAGTATACAATATAGAGCCGAAAGATAAATTAAAAACATCAAGCCCATAACTATCAATATCAGTTATTATTTCATTAGTTTGCAAATCAGAAAAAGCTGAAGAAATGATATGCCCTACGATTTGTTTTTTGTTGTGTTCTATATTTGTTGGTTTATGGATAAAATAATCTTTAATCTTTTTAGCTGTAGTGGTATCGATACCATCTCCATTTCTATTAAATTTATTAATCAACGCGCCATTAAAGGCTAAGCCAACAATATCAATATTTTTATCATAATCTATATCACCACTTTTGATTAATTCTTTAAGTGGAGACAAATCACTTATTGAAGCTATAGATTCTTGTAAAAATTTATTTTTTTTAATTTGTGAAGCTTTAACTTCTGAAGAAAACTTTGTTTTATATTTAAAATTCATAACAATGTTGTAATTGTTACACAATTTTATTTTTAAAATGAAAAACTTTTATCTTGTAATGTATCGGTATGTATCGTAATCATTATTTAATTCTAATAAATCGATATCATCACTAATCTTTAACATACAGAGCGAGTCTACCCTCTTAATTATACTAAAATATTTTTTTTCCAAAGTTAATTCAGATAAATACCTTTTAGCATCATGTATTAATACGATTGGGTCTACCCCCATATCTTTAGAGTATTTTATTGTGGCTAGAGCGCAAGCTATTCTAAACCTTCCATCTATTAATACAACCTCTGGTATATCTTCTGCATTGTTTATCGCTTGACTGTATGTAGGCCACAAATTTTTTCTTGCCTCATTGGCGGGGAAACCAAACGAATGGGTGGGCCCTAAATCAATATGCTCAAACTTGAATCTTTTTTCATCTTGAATTATTTTTTCAACTTTATCCAACCATTTTCTATTAGTATCTATTGTGCGAACCTTTGCCGAAGAATTGTCGTATACAAAAACCGTACTACCTCCACATCCGTATTCAAAGTAAGTATTAATGTTTTTTGTCGTTTCTAAAAGAAATTGAATTTCTTTTTCGTTCATTCCAACTTTCAATCTTCGTTCCTCCAGGTTTAGCTGGTTTGTAGTTTTTTCCCATCCTTTTTTCATTTCCTAATGATAAATTGACCATCAAATATCTCAACAGATAAACCCATTTGTCTTGTAAAATCAGTTACTGCATTTTTAACTGTTAGTTGTCTTCTAGGATTTCTCCAAGTATAATCATCACCAGTGATAAACCCTCCTTTTTTGACTTTTGAGTAATAATTACTTAAGTCTTCCAAAACAAAATCATATTCATGATTACCATCAATATATACCCAATCAATAGTATTGTCTTCAATCGACAGATACACACTATTAGACTTACCTTTCATTATCTCAACGTTAGATTCATTACCTATTTCTAACATAACCTTATGGTATATATCGTCCATATCTTTTTGGTTTTTAGCAACTTTACCTCCATACATTCTAGCAGCAAATTTTGGTTGGAACTCCCAAGGGTCAATCAATATTAACTTTTTAGGATTCATATTTAAAATTTGCTTACTAAAGTCTCCCTTCCAAACTCCAATTTCCACACAAACAGATTCATTTGTGATGTATTTTAAAGGTTCTCTATGTCTCATACTATATCTATGTTAAAAATATTTCTCATATATTCATTAATCTCATCATTCTTAATGACATCTTTCCATTTATTTGGATTTGACTTTGCAATTGAATGATATCTACCATTAACCTCATTAATATTCAGACTACCACGCGTGAATGATGATCCATGACCAATACCAGAGTTTGGCAACCCAGTAGGTACTACTTTATGTGACCAACCAAATCTATTTTCTACCTTCATTGCATAATCACTATCTGAAACTAATTTATTATATAAAATGAACTTATTAGGGTATTTATCATATAACATACAATACTTTAAATATATTTCATCACACTTACCACCCCAACAAGTATCTCTATTCGATTTTATCCTAGATGCCCATATATTATACCAATCTCTAAGGATAATAATATCATTATCTAAAATATGTGTAGGTGCGACATCTTCATACGAGGAAATTAAAACATCATATTTCCCATCTGGTGGTTTCTTTAACTCAATTTTACCACCCAACCAAGTAACATGTTGCCCTACTTTACCATTTTTAATTGCATTTTTATGATAACCATATTCAAAATGCGAAAGTATCCATTCTATGATCATGTGATTACCTGATCTCCTCAATCCATATGTATTATACTCCACCATCTTAATAAACTCCTCTCCAACTTTCAATCTTCGTCCTTTTTTGTATGGCATTTTATTTTTTTTCTTTTGAGTTTTTTTGAGCTTTTTTTAAAGACTTTTCATCAGGGTAATCTTTATCTCCAGGTTTAGCTGGTTTGTAGTTTTTTCCCATCCTTTTTTTCTTTCTTCTAATGTTTTCCCAGAGTCCAGGTTTATTTTTCTTACCTTCTGATTCGTCCATTTCATCGAGTAAAATATCTTCAAGATCTTGTTCTGTAAATTCCTCTAAAGAACCTTCAACTTTTGAACCTCCTCGCCATTGCCTGCAAGACCAGTATCTAGCTTTCCATTTTGGCCCAGGGTTTCCGCAGTTATGCCTAGCTCTAAAAGATTTTCTTCTTGCAGGATCATCTCTTTTAATTTCCATGTTTGGATCCCCGAAGTTCACTTTTACAATATTCCCTTTGTCATTCTTTACATAAACAGAAAATTTCTTAGGCCCCTTTGGAGTTCTGAATGGCTTATTTAAAGTTTTACCTTTATTCTTTTCTTCAGCCCATATTTCCTCAGAAATCAATTCTTCACTTCCACAATCAGGACAGAATAAACTTTTAGCATTTATTATTTCAGAAAGATCTATATTTATATATTTTCTCATATTTTACACTACACAGGTTTTTCTCTGCTGTGAAAAAGAATTGCTGACGGGTAATCAGATAATTGATGCTTGGCTGATATTTCTAGTATTTCTTGAAGGCTGGTTAACTTGTCAATACTTTCTGGGTCTTTTACGCACGCTTTTATGCTTTCCTCCCAATCTTCACTTAAGTTGGATACAACAACAGACTCTATTAACTTGTCTAAAATATTGTTTTGATCTTTACTTAATCTTTTAACTTTAAATTTTGATTTTAATTCTGACAAACCTAAAGATCTTAGTTTTTCTATTGATTGAATGGTAGACTGAATATCTTTCCTTGAATATAGTTGGTTGGCTGTAGCACCCGTTGGTCTTCCAACTTCTTTCGGTGGGTTATTTTTTTGCTGTTGATCTGTTTTAATCACTTGTTTTTGGTTGGCGGATTTATTAATCTGTTTTTCCTTGAGGTCTCTCTCTTCTTCAGCTCCAGGAGCTTCAACCAAAGGCACTCCCCCAATTAAGGGATTGTACATACCTTTCTCTCTGTCATCTAAGTATTTTTCTTGAGCTGGCTCTAATTCATCTGCATGAGGGAAAATACCTGTCCTTATCGCCTGCATACCTTGCTCTGGAGAGAGTACTCCTATTTCCAGAAGTCGTGTTATAACTCTTTGAAATTGAACTTCGTCTTTAATATCCACTTCTTGAAATTTCACTGTTGGGTATTGTTTAAATCCCATTTTTCGAGAAAGTATTTTTACTTGAGGCATGATAAAATCATTAATAAAAGCGTTTCTCGCTTCTTTCAATCTTTCCAAGAAAATTTGAGCTTTAATTTGTGTGCTAGAATAATTTTCTTTACCTACAATAATATTTTGCAATCCTTCTCTAATGTCTTGATTTACTATTTCGTATTTATTAGGCCCTAGTATTTTGTTCACATCAGGCATTACGAAATCAGCTTTTGTCGTGTAGTCGCTAACTAATACTCGACCAACACTTTCATTTTGAAACAAGCACTGCATAGCACTTAAACTATGGGGGTTAATTCCACCTTTATCTGGTTCCGTCCCCATTGTAATTAACAGTACAACATTTTCTATTGTTCGACTTATAGCCTGATCAATTTTTTTAAGTTCTATTTTCCAGTTCAGATCATCTAACACTGGAAATCCAAAAGGGATTGCAAAAGGTTCATAATCTTGTTTTTTATAAAATGAAAAAATTAATTTTTCTGAATCTAATGGCACAAGTATTCCTGTGGTATTGAACTGCCCTTTTTTAATTGCTTTTTGAGTTTCTAAATCAAAAGAGTTGAATATATCTTGATCTTCTTTTGTGGCGGGATTTCTTAATCTTTCTAACTCATATTCTGATAATATTTTTTTATAAGCCCCAGAGTCAAAAGATGTTGCTCTGTTTGCTGTTATATCGTATGGATTCAATAATATATATCTAACAGGTATTTTACCATCCTCTAAAAACTTATTTCCTTCAGCTCCATAGACTTTATTTAGATTTAACAGATCTTTTTTATTAAACTCTCCATCTATTCGATAAAAAAATATATTCCCACTTCTATAGTACTCTCTAAAATATTGATCCTTTAATTTCCATAGATTAATTTTTTCAAACCATTTATATATAAACTTTCTTGCAGTTTCACTGCCACCTTCTAAGTATATTTCAGAATTTGAAAACTCTGACATAACATCGATAGCGTTTCGGAATATTGGTATATTCGCATAAGCTTTTTGGCATAACTCTATAGTTTCCCTTACATCAATACCATCAACACTTACATTATAAGGTAGTATACCTTCAGATATATTTTTAAATTTATCCGCTTTAATTCTTGAGCCTAATCTCCCTCTAGATTTACTGCTTGAATCTGCTGATCGAAGAGCATCTGTTATTGGCCCGCCACAACTAGCTTTTGATTCGAACAGCTGAGGTTTTGTTTTACTTGAAGCTTCGCTAACATAATAATTATCTCCACACATTATAGGCTCAAAAGAACTTTGCTCCTGTGAGACTTCTTTTTTTTCAAATCTATTCCAGTAGCTTGATTTTTTTGTATATTTTCTTTTACTCATGGCTGGGTTACTTTATGATTACACGCAAAAGTTTAAAAGTGACTTTTAAAGTTACTTTATAAACATTGGGGCAAAAGTTAAATGATTTTCTTGTTTATAGTTTTTGATGTCATGGTATATTTTAACCATCCAACTACCTAAAACTAAAGCAGAATAACAATCTTTTCTCGCTTTACTTGGTCCAGTAGTCTTTTTTAAATTTAATGGCAAATCAAATGTTTGAGTTCCTTGTGGAGATGATCTCACTTCAATCAAAGCGCATTGCCCTTTAGTATATGATATCATATCATTTTGATGTTCTATAAAATCAATCATTTTAGCCCCATCTGTTTGGCTAATTTCATCATCATTAAAATTCATAAATCTCAGTTTTTGAATCGGGATTTGCTTTCTTCTCTGGGATTGAAAATGTTCATTTATACTTCTTGATGCGAACCAAACTCTTTTATGGTCAAAATTTGCTTGAAGCAATTCGTTGGCTCTTCGAATCCAATCTGATGTAGGCTTCCTTAAGCAGCAAGGTATTCCTTCGTTAGAAAACTCTCTTTTAGCTTTTGATAGTGATTTTTGGTAATTTTCTATATCATCAAATTCTGTTTCAATAATATTGATTTTATGTTTTGAGTTTTTGAATTCAATATTTTCTTGTAGAGCGTTAATAAATTGTACACCACCATTATAATCACCTACAATAGCTTTTATATTAAAATTATTTAATATGTAATTAAAATATTGTATATGATTTTTTAAACTTTCTCCAGCCATTGCATAAACATGAACTAATGTACAAGTGTTTTTTTCTGGATGTAATTTAAATACCTGCATAGCGAAATCATCAGAGCTTTCTGATTCAGCCCAACTTGGGTCAAATGCCAATAAATATTCAGCGCCTTCCTCTCCTTTCACCTCGACACTCGGATGACTACCTTCTTCTACAGTGCAAGCTTTCATTGTTGAAATCTTAAAATAGCCTGAGCTATCATCAGTAAAAATTGCACCAAATTCTCGATCATATTGACTTTGACTCATGGTTGACTTCGCTTGTTCTACCAAATTCTGATCATATAGTTGTTTTGGAGCGCAGTCATAAGAGAAGTGCATAATAGACCTAGAAGCGTTATCATTTTCTTTTTCGTTTAGTATAGATTGCTCAAAGTTTTCGTAAAGCTTATATAGATACTCAAATTTATAACTTGCAGAAGAAAGCATAATTAGCTTATTGTTAGGCCAAACATATCTATCCTCTTCTTTCATCTCTCCGCTAGCTATTAGCTTTGTTTCGAGATTGTACATATCTTCTCTTTCTTTTGGATTTTGAACAACAGACAAGAATGGGACGATAACCTCATTATAAACTCTCTCTGGCATAAGTAACATCTCATCGATAATAATCCTATGAAACCTAAATCCTCTAAGTTTTGATCCATCTCCCAAGGGTAATGCTCGAATAGAGCTGTCGCCTATTTCCATAACCCATTCATCATTTTGCTTGGAAACTCTTGTAATACAATTTGATAAATATTTGGCTTCTGGTTTAGCAGCGATATCTTCAATTTTTTTAAAAATCATTTTTGCTTGTCGAAATGATTTAGAAAGTATACCAATATCTACCCCTTGATTCATTATTGCATCCATAAAGGCAAAAATTCCAGTAGTCCAGGATTTTGACATACCACGAGACCATATACCCAAAAAGTAATCGCTCTCAAACATTGCTTTTATAGCCATATGCTGAAATGGAAACAAATCCACCCCTGCAATTAAATTAGTACTGAAAGTTACATTTTCTTTCAAAAATTTATACAACAATATCTTAGCTTCTCTTTCTTCTAGAAAACCTTGTTTAGATTTTAGGATATCATTGATACCCTCTTTCTTTTTCTTTTTGTGTGGTTGCTCCCAAGCCATTTAAATTATTTGTTGTATTGCTTCTTGTGATATTCCAGATGGAGTATGAATTGTTTTTATACCAACTTCATTAGCATCGTCAATAATTGTTTGAAGATCATCTATTAATAATATGTTTTTATATTCACAATTAAACTTTTTTTTAGTTTCTTCTATGTGATATCTTTTAGATGGATAAGAGGGATGAATTACGATAATATCAAAAAAATTTTTTTCAAAAATGTATGATAAATAATTTTTACAGATCTCTGCAGCGGGACTTGCTGAAGCTATTCCTACTTTATAACCTTTATTCTTTAAAGATTTGATTACATCTACAGCATTCGGCATCAACATGCTTTCGATTTGGTGTTTTGATAAAATCTTTGAAGCCCAACTGTCAAATCTCCATATAGTTCTATCTAGATCTATTAATACTATTTTTATTTCTTCTGTGTTCATATTTTTAAAATTCTTTTATCTATATAGTATTGTATGTCGCAGTGCCACATTTCAGGTCCATATTCAAGAAGTATTGGAATTAAGTTTTCGGATCTTTTTCGCCCCCCTGAAAATATAAACTGACAACTTCTAGGGAACTCATGAGATAATACTCTCATTTGATGCCATACAAAAGTTAAATTTGATTTATGCGGAGAAAAGGAATTATTTCTAATAATTTTTTCAATAGAACTTTCCACAACAATATATAAAAATGAGTCGAAAGCCACAGCTCTTTCAAGTTCTTTTTTAAATCTTTCAAAGCCTACAGTCATAGTAGATTTAAAATCTGTTTCACTTTTCCTGTCAATGTATGTATGTTTGTAATTCTCTCCTGATGCCGTGTAGTCTCCAAAGTCTAATTTTTGAAGTCTAGAATTAGGGAACTTTAATGGAGTTTGCTCTCTAGTGTCAATCAATATCTCTATGTCATTTAAATTTTTATTTTCTTTTAAAAATTTACTTTTAATAATTTTATTTAATAATGGCTCCACTTGGAGCCTCCTACAGGCTTCGCTGTAGGATTTAAAATATAATTTATATATTTCTATTTCAGGTAAATTAAGTAATTTTAATTCTAAATGATTTGGCGCGTATTGCAAATTTTTACTAATTATTCTTTTTTGTAATATATCTAATAATATTTGTTGAACATGTTCATGGTCAGCTGTCGCTGCCCATTTTTCTAATTCAACATTATTCGAAAAATAAGTAGAAAAATATTGATCTTTATTTTTAAAAGGAATTAATTCATTAGTATATAAATTATATCTAGGATAATATGTTGTATAATATTCAGAAAGCAAAATTCCATGAGCTTTTATATGAGTGTGGAGAGAACGCTCACTTTTAAATTTTGACCCGCATATTTTACATGTTATACTCAACGTCTAACCCACACTGACTGTTTTAAATTTAATAAACATATATATCCATCACTCTCCAATTGCCTCCTGGCAAGAAGAGTTTGGGAGCCGCCAGGATAATCGTTTCCTTCGAGTAACACGATAGAATGCTTACTTAGATTTGGTTTAAAGGTATTATACTGCTTTAAAACTCGTTTTTGACAAGGTTCTATTAAGTTACCAAAATGCTTTACCATGTCTTCTTCTGGATATCCTTTTAACATATTTAGACATTCTAATGTTGTTATATTTTTGTCTATCTTATTTTTAATTTCTTTTATTGGATATGTTATATCATTTATTATTAATAAATCTATATTACTTGAATGATTTAATTTTATATCAGTAGATATAGATACTTTATTAATATCATAATTTTTATATAATGTTGATTTTATGTTATTTAATCTACTTTGACTAATATTATTAGTATCTAAATAAAGTTCATAAGTGCCCATTTCTATATCTTCAATAAATTCTCCCAATACTGAATAAAAATCTATAGGTGAATACTCGAAATCTCTTACCTGACCCCCAACTTGAACAATAGAAGTCAACCCATAGCTTTTAAAGAGATTTAGAGCTAATTGAGTGGTATAATAACGCTCACCCCACAAACTATAATCAGTTTTAAATTGCATCTTCTTTACTAATACCTAAAACTCTAGCCTTCCAGCTATCCATTCTCTCAAGCGAATCAGCTTCTTCTTTTATTAATAATTTTTGTTTTTCTGCCATCTCTACCATTCTAGTTCTATCTTGTTCATTTTGAAACACCTTCACTAACGATAATATAGATGCATTATCTTTATGTTTATTTTTGACACGCTCTTTTCTATCACCATTTAAACGCGCGATTAATGTTTCTTGTCTCTTTTCGCATTGATTATATTCTTCACTCTTTGTTTTTAATAACTCCGCTAATCTAACAGTCATATCTTGTTGGTCTTCACATTCTTCAAACATGCGATTTAATTTATCTATTGCTTTACTGATATTTTTTAAATGTATATAATCCATACAAACATTTATATATAAATTTAATTCATCACTTGTTAAGTCTGGTTTATCCCATACAGATCTTATATATTCAGCCTCAAAGAGTTTTCTATCATCTCCAGATGTATAAGTATTAATAACTTGAATAAAACGAGGAGCCGAAAGAAATTTCATCGAACTTTCTAAATTGTCTAAGTCGCCTCTATTTAGCTTTTTTTCATCTAGATCCTCCTGGCAGTATTCATTTACCTTTTTAACTACCCTAGAGATTGATTTAGGGGCAAAATATTGGCTATTTAAGGCTGTTTCTGAGGAATGTAATAACCTGAAGTCAACATCTTCGATGAATTTAGCAACCTCGGTAACTTCTTTACTTAAATTAGTTACATTTATTTCTGGAAAAATAATTTTTGAAATTTCATAAGCCGTCATTCCTTCTTTCGCATATTGAATCATAAACTCTTTCTGTTCTTGAGAGAATGTTATATCTTCTTTTTTTTCTTTTTTTGTTGTATTGTAATTTAACTCTCTATCAACCAAAAATTTTCTAACAGCTCTCCCCTCTTTTGTTCTTCCATCTAAGCTTTCATCATTGAATGTCAATCGGGTTAATTCTATTAGGTCAGGAACCCTATCATAATTCTCAATTATAAAATTAGCTTGTACTTCTGTAAGTTTCATAATATATCTTGTTTTTTAATTACTTGTTTTGCAATAATTTTAAATTGTTTTTCTGCATTTTTAATTTGTTTATAACCTGCAGATCTACCTTTTTCATTAGAGATATACCCTAATTTCTTAGCTATTTCATCATGTGGTAGATGAAGAATATAAAGCATTTCGTAAATTTTAAATTGCTTAGGGGTTAACTTGAGCTCCATAGCTTCATGCAATCTTTGAGCGGATAAATCTAAATTAAAACCATTAGAACATGTAATTCTATCTTCTTTATCTGTTATTGTGGCTGCCAAATTTATATCAAAAGAGCTTTTTTTTCCTACAAGCCATTTTTTATATAATGGACATGTTTTATCTTGGAGCCCCGATTTTGTCCAGCTGCAAAAATTTTCATTATCATTATAATTATCTTGAGCTCCAGAAGAATTAAATGGACATTGAACACAGGGTTTAACAAAATTTCCATAATAATTTCTTAATAAATTTTTAAGCTGATTAGATATGATTCTATTCAACCATGGCTTCATAGGGCGTTTTTGATCCCACAAAGACCATTTTTTTTCAATATGCACTAATATTATTGACTTTATATCTTCCCATGATATCCAGCTAATGGCATTTAGAAACCACTTACCTCTCCTTTTCTCTACGCAGGCTTGTACTTCTTCAAAACTCTCAATAAATGTTATTTTTCTAGGTCGTCCCCTCTTCTTCATTCTGTTTTGGCCCAAATATCTCCTCAGCCGAGAATGTTTTTCTTTGCATCGGGGAGACAGTGTAATTTAACTTTCTAATATTTGGGACAAAATTAGAATCACTCTCAAAATCATTAAGCTCTTCACTAATTTCTACACTATTGCTTATGTTTTTTGAACTCGTAGCGCTGAAGCTTCCGCCGCAAAAACTACAGAACTTTGGCTCAATTCCAAGGTATTGATTTTTTTTACCACATTTTTTGCAATATTTATAGCTCATTTTATGATATACACAGTTTTTTGTTGAGACCCTGTAGAGGTTTCTTTAAAAAAAGGGTTACCGCTAGATTCTATAATTACAATTTGACTGTTATCTATTTGTAATTTTTTTTGTAAATTTTCCGCCAATAAATCTCGTCTTTTATTCTCTCTCTTTTTATTTATTAGAGCAACGCAAATTGCCGAAAATGCTCCTATTAAAGCTGATATTACAATTTCCATACATACATTATAGTATGTACATATGTTTATTTTTCAATAATTTTTATTTCAGCAATTTTACAATCTATTACGCATTCAGAAAAAAGCCCCATGCAATTATCAAGAGATATGACAGCTTTTTGAAACCCATGGTCAGAAAACCCTATTTGTGTATATATTTTTATTATTCTACCTGAAACTTCAGTATTGTTGTGGTAAAATTTTATATGCTCACCTTCTCTCATAACACATTAAAACCAAGAGGTTGGGCATGTATTGTGTAATGGCCCCCCAACCACTGTTAAATTTTCTGCCCAACCTCTTTTGGTTAAATTTTTTTTAAATTTTCGCAAAACTTCCACATTTATATTTACACTTTTAAAAGGTAAAGGGAAAAAGGACTGTGTTAAAAATATAGTCCACACAGGAAGTTTTTTTGGACTATTTTAATTTAATTCAAGATTTTAATTCTTCTAGTTTTTTAACTATATATTTTAATATCTCGCTTCTTTTTATATCTTTATGATCAAAATCAAAAGTATGTATCCCTTGCCTTTTAGAGCTTTCTTCATCAAAGAGTTCTTTAATTGGAGATAAACCACTCTTTCCGTTTATATCGCTTTGCATTATATCTCCGCAAATAAACATTTTTGTGTTTTCTCCTATTCTCGTAATTAAAGTTACTAACTCTTTTAAACTGAAGTTTTGAGCTTCGTCGGCTATTACGATTTGATCGTTTAAGCTGGCTCCTCGTAAATAGTTGATTGGCATAGCTGTAATTACACCTTTGTCAACTAAATTTTTTGCTGTTGATATTGGTATTAACTCATACAGTTTATCATTAAGCGGCATCATAAATGGGCAAAATTTCTCATCAACATTTCCTGGTAATGCGCCCATGCCCCTGTCAGCACTTTCAATGATTGTTCGCACATAACTAATACTATAGTTATTATTCATATTAAATAATTGAAGAGCACCGTAAATAGCCATAAACGTTTTACTTGTTCCAGCAGGACCGTTTATAAAAATTATCTTAGTATCTCTGTCAAATATTAACTTCAACAACTCTTGTTGTTTATCAGAAAAATCTATTTTTTTGAGCTTCACTTTTGTCTTAGACATGGAGCTCATGATTTTTTCTATTTCTTGATCGTCTTCTATTTCAGATTTTTTGCGTCTTGGCATGTCTATCAAAGATATACTATATGATACACAATTAAAATTCAAGTGTCGCCGATTTTTTTTTGAAAAATGTTATTCACAAAAGACCGAAGCTTTGATTTTTTGAGAAAAACCACCCCCCCGCCAAATCTGTCAAGCTCAATCTGTAAAAAATTCAAAAAATGGGGGACATCCTTAAACTTTTTAAAAATAAAAATAATAGTTTTTTTTCTCGAATTAGTTTGACGTGAAGCGCTTTTTTGTTTAGTTTGTATGTATGAACATTACTAAAGGATTAAAAGTCGGAAGCCTTTACCACTCAAAGGTTAATAATAAAGTTGTTCGTCTCGTGTCTATCGACAGAGTCGGATCTCAACGGATCGCAACGATCAAGCATCATGCACAAAATCATCTTTTCGAGTCAGAGGTTTTTATCTCTGACCTAATCAAGGCAACTGCCGATCAAGTCAAGGCTTACTTTAAAAGGTAAGTCTTGACACAACACACAAGGAAAGGTAAAAATAGAAATGATTAAAATACTACGAAACCCTAACTTTTCAAATTGGTTTGACATTCGCCTTTTTGGGGAACTAATAGACAACGCAAAATCACAAGCAAAAGCCTTGCAAATTGCAAAACAAATAAAACGAAACAATCCACATTTTCAAATCGTAACAGAGGGAGAAACAAATGCGTAAAGTAACAGAAAGAATTAAACAAGCCTTTGAGCAAGGCACTTCTCTAAAGGTCGGCAACACAAGAACAGACGGCACAAGCGTCTTCTTGCATGGTAACGAGATAATCAAACGAGATGAAAGCGGGCTTGTAATGGCTACGCTTGCAGGATGGAACACGCCAACCACAAGGGAAAGAATCAACGGCATAACAGGATTAGGCATCTACCAAAAGAACTTTGCTCCTATGCTAAACGGGCAAGAAATTGACGAATACGATTGGGTGACGCATACAGAGGAGGTGTATGTATGACTTACATAATCCTCTTATCCATTGCATTATACTTCTACTCTAAATAAAATAAGCCGCCTAAGTGACTGAATAACAAGCACTTAGAGCGCGGCGCTGCCGCGTGACCTAAGTACTTAATAAACAACAACTTACGAAAGTCTCGTACAGAAATCATGCCAATTCATGTAATAGAATAATGCAATAAAATAGTTGCCAAATAATTCAAAATAAATTTGACTTTAGTTAATAGATGCCTTAGTTTATATGTATGAAATCAATATACAACACAGACACAGAAGAATTCACTTTCAACTTCCTGATGGGAATAAACGGCATAACTTACAGAGTTGAGGCAGTAGCTTGTCAAGATGACATCTTGGTAAATGATTCATATAAACCCGAATATATAGATGTCTACATGGCAAAGCTAGTAAACGAACAAACAAACGAATTGACAGAATCCAACATTTACAAGAATACAGATCTTTTAGATGTCGTAAGCAAAAAGATCACAGAAAGGTTAATTACAAACGCTAGCAAAACTTGGTTTGTTACAGATGCCCCAAGGCTCTTTCGTGAACAATTCGACACTTGCCTTGAAATAATGTTTCAAAAATAATTCAAAATAAATTTGACAAAAGTTAAAAAATAGACGATAGTAAGGTATGACAGAAATAAAAATAGAATTCGACGAAGTAAACAATGAAGAGTTTTCCGCCTATGCTGAAGTAGGCGACGAATACTACGAACTGCAAGGCACAACATGGACAGATGAGCAAGAGTCTCTTTATGGAGATCAAGTCTCAGCCGTTCACTTAGTGGCTTACTTTGATACTCTTGAAAGTGTGAAGCGCTTCGATGGCAACGGCAAACAAATTGATTCAATGAACTTGGATCTTATCAAAGCAATTAAAAAAGAACTTAATAAAAACATGGATGAAGAGATAGAATCACACTCTTGCCATGTTGACTACTCGCCACAATACTACGACCTAATCTAATCATGGAATACATAAAAAACACGATCAACAAATTAAGAACTCAAATCATGGCATTGAACAACGAAAGAATCAAGGCAATGAAATTGAACAATAAAAAGAAGGCTTCAGACATTGAAGCTATACAAATAGAATTAGACAATCAAATAGCACGATTGGAAGGTCTCGCACACCGATAAGATCAGCCCCCTAAGTTACTGATAACCAAGCACTTAGGTCAGGGCGCCGCGCTGCGCTGTAAGTGCTTGATAAACAACTACTTATGTAACTTCATAAATCTAGTTAAAAATTGCATAATCCCGCCACCCCTAAAAAGTTGCACTATTTGACTATTTGGTATTTAAATAAAAAAACGAAAAAAAAATGAAAATAAATCCGTATTTGCTTGCAAAACACGCACCACTAGTTTACCTTGTTT